AAATTGAAAAACCACGAACACCTTCTGCATCCACATTTGTGAAAGAGTTAGAACCAGTAGGAACTGTAACAGAACGAAGATGGCCAGTATTAATAGATGCTGACATATCTGCATTAAAGTTAAGTTCACTAAAGACTACTGATGCGGAAGTAGGTGAAGCAATACTATCAGATGCTGCTTCGTTTATAGAATAAACGAATCTACCACTTCCGTACAATCCACCAGATGGATTACCAGAGGTATTTGTTTGACCGTGAAGAGTACCAGCCCCATCACGTGCGACGCCTGCAACGACATCAAATCCAGGTTGTGCAGTTCCATATTTGAAATCAAGGAAGAACACAAGTCCAGATGGAAGATTCATAGGCTGAACAGAAACGAAGTCTTTCGCTGCGATTTCTGCAAATACTCTACGAACCAAAGGAAGTGCTACACCACTCCACTCCTCAGAGTTGGATGCTGTACCAGTTCTACTGGACTCAGTTACTAATTGCTTAGCCTGGTTTTCAAGAAGAATGGACATAGAATTTTTATCGTATCCATCAAGTCCTTCTAAAAGACCAGTTTTTTCCCATTTTTCAGACAATTTTTTTGCATCATCCTGGAGGGATTTATGTTGTGAACTTGCGTCCCCAACTAAACCAGTTAAAGTATCAAGATTACTCATGATATTATCTCCATATTATAGGTTATTTAATTAACCCTGCTAATTGTTTGAATCTATCTGCAACATCATTTGATTCCTCAACAATTTCTTGCTTTGGTTTCGTAGATGCAACAGCCTTACTTGCAACACTTTCATTCACAGAACGCTTCTTAGAAATTCGGACTTCACCGAAAGACTCAGCTAATGTTGTGAAAACCAACTTGACTTCACGAATGTTAGTTGCCCTATCAAATGTCTCAACGACTTTCAATTTCTGTCCGTCATTAAGGTTATGATTTCTGAACAACTTGTTTGTGTAAAGAAGTTTAGCATTTAGAAGATTGACTTCATTGATTTTCTCACGAAGATGTACGATTACTTCACGATGTTCTTCAAGAGATTTTTTAACCTCTTCAAGTTCATTAGTTTCATCTACTTTATCTTCTTCGTCATTGTCTTCCTCTTCATCAAGGCCTTCAATTTCACGAATGATAGAATCAAGGTCAAGCTCAATGTGGTCTTTCAAGTCATCAACTTTAGAATGGTCTTCTAATTCAGCACCAGGTGCTTTAGAGGATTTCTCAGTTTCTGCCTTTTCATAGTCATCACCATCTGCTTGGTCAACTTTGTTATCAGCTTTACCGATACCTGAAGAATCGGATTGTTCGTCCATTTCTTCTTTATCTTCTTCTTCTTTCTTCATGTCATCACGCTCATCTTCATCTTCACCAGCTTCTTCTTCAAGTTCTCGGATGATTGCTTCAAGGTCAAGGTCGTCATCTTCTTCTTCGCCTTCTCTCATTCCCTCTTCCTCTTCTTCACCTTCATCTTCTTCTTCGCCTTCTTTAGCCATCATTCTTTCATCCTCTTCTTCGCCTTCGTCATGACCTTCTTCATGGTCTTCATCGTGACCTTCTTCAT